ACCAAATACTGACAGAACCGTAGCTCCTGTTGGAATACCACCATTGGCGGCCGTGGGAATCACTACATTAGGAAATGCTTGGTCAGCCGCAGCCCCAGTAGCCGGAAGGGTCACAATCGCTGACGTGTTCCAGTAAGTAGAGGAGCAAGTAGCACGAGCAAGCTTGGCTGCGTTCGCCGCCACCGCATCGGATAGTGCCTCTAGGGAATCGGTAGTACAGTCGTATGTAGATGGTACTGCCGGATCTCCTTTTGCTATTAGCTTCGCGAGAATAGAATCGGTTGCACACTGCTCAGGATATTTCTGTGTGGCACCATCCAACAAGAGTAAATGATCAAGATTATCTAGTGCCAACCCGGTTGCGATATCATCGCTCGTGTCTGAGTATATATTCCCCCAGATTAAGTTATTGGCTGCGGCCAGTGTTGCCAGAGAGACATCGGAGATGCCCGCTCTGGTCAAGTCCATTGTGTTGTTATAGATACTATTAGAAGTACCATACAGAGCCCCACCGTGGTAGAAATTCGTGTGACTCCGACCAGCCTTGTTTACAGCTCTATTATTATAGATATCATTGTTTGTAGGTTGCGTACTACAGTAGAAATCATAAGTACAACCACGAAAGTCATTGTCATAGAACTGGTTGTAGGCAGGATTGCCCACACCCCCTACAAACTCAACACCCTTAGTCAGCTCTTCAAAGATGTTTCCATGCACCGCATTGTAGTTCCCACCCATAACCTGTAACCCAACTGTCATCAATCCCCAACCCACAAAACGACAGCCGGTAACATCACCAAAACCCCCATCCTCTCCCCCGGCTGGGGTGTCGTTAAGTCTTACTCCAGGATAAGTAGCATGGTCAGTAAACCACTCCGAGTGGCCCACAAAACGCGTGGCTTCCTGTACGTCAAGACAAGGACCAGTAGCTACCAGCGTTCCTAGCGTGGTGGTATATCGGCGGAATGAACAAGACAATTCCCCACCATCTTTGGGGGAGGGTCCGCCCATGAAGATTAGCGTTAGGTTGCGAATTGTCTGGACAAACGCGCCATACCCAGCCGCCGCCTCATTCAAGTTGTAGTTGCCTGGCATAAACACCACAGCTCCATTATTATTGTCAGTGTGCTTACTAATGGCTGTGTGTGGCCACTTCACTGGTGCTGCGAAGGTGCCAGGATTGGTGTCAACCCCGTTGGTAAAGTCACACCAAATCACTGGGCCAGTAATCCCCAATGTAGCGAAAAGAGGGGCCTCTATGTTGTTAGCGATGCTGGGGTGGATAAGAACGACCCTATCCCCCACTGCAAGCCGGGCAGTAAACGCCGCATGGGTGAAGGTACCTGTCAGCATCACATAATCCGAGACAGGCTTCCATTCTCCCTGGGGAGCCACACCAAGACCACCAGAATCCCACAGGACATAGACATACCACCCACGGAAGTAGTCATTGCCAGTTGTCCCCACTAACCCTGTTGCTGCGAATTCTGTAGTGCTGGTTGCTGTCGTGACCGTTCCAGAATAGGCAAGCTTATCCGCGTTGATAGAATTCGCCACGCCGAGTACGGCAGGGAGATCCGTATTATGTACATCCGTAAGCATGGCTAAAATCGCCGCAATGTCTCCCCCACCCGCAGCATAAATGAGTGAGGAGACCACCATCACGATATCCCCATCCTCTACAGTAGCGCCAAAAGCAGCGGTTGTAAAGGTGCCTGTCGCCGACACGTAGTCAGTAATCGCCCGGATCTGCCCTTGAGGTGCATTGCCCGCAGAGTTGGCATTGACCATGACAATCATGTAATATGACTGGGCCCCCCCACCCACAGGAGTAAAGAAGTCATCAGTATACCCACTCAGCGCAGGAACCACAACCGAGGTTGTACTTCCCACAGTATTTGTGCATTTCCCCTTAAAGGTAAGAGCTTCCTCCGAAAGAAAACGATAATGTCCAGCCATCCTCTACCTTCCTCTACGCAAATTGATCTAGATCCTTGTACCTATTGCGAATTCGTTTCACAGTCGTACCACCAGCTCCCCCAAGTTTACCTGCCAATTCATCCTGACTTTCTGTATACGTCGGGGTCGAGGGGGCAGTCGTCTTCTTGAGCCTCTTGGTTGCTTTCTTGGTTGATTTGAGAAAGTTTAGTCTGACCATATTACTCCTACTATCTCGGCTTTCCAATACTAAAACCGCAGTATCCGGCAGCTAGAGCTACGATCGCAGCCACGGCCCCGGCGGCCAGGACCACCACGCTATTTTCACTACAGGCCATGCCGTAACATGTCACCATCGTAACTCCAGAAATCCCAGTCATCAACACCATAGCCCCGCGCCAACTCCTACTGATTTTTCGTATGCCCATCATAGCCTCCTAGATTGAGTACCTGGCAATCTCAGTTGATGGCACAGGCCCCGCAACAAGGTATCGCTCATGAAGAACTTCCTGTCGTTCACGAATGCGCTCTGCAATCTCCGTCTTCATATCAACCTTAGAACGATGAAACTGTGCCCGAAATAGCTCGATCTGAGCATAGGTAATCAGCAACAGTGCTTGATCATGCGTAATATCCCATGTGCTCGTATCGTCATCTAGTTCTGGCAACGGGTACTCATACCAGAGACGTAGTTTCATCCCGGCGGTATGGTTATACAAGAAGTAGATGTCGTCCCCTCGGCGGTGCCAATCTCTTAGATTAAGCCACACAGTTGTGGGGGAGTCGTTGATCTGGATACGGGTGATGAAGCACTCTTTAGGAGACACCTCTGTAAGAGTAAGCACAATTGTCCCTGTGCCCGTTACTGACAGAGTTTGACTCCCTGGAACCAGCACCACTGGGGCTCCAGTAACTGCGGCCCCGCCGCTGGCGGCGGCCCCAGACCAACCCATTGGGAGAACAACCGTAAAGTCCCCGGCTCCAGTGACAGTGATGGTATTTGTCCCGTTACCCAAAGCTACGGGACTTCCTGATGTTGTCCCTGTACTATCTGACAAGACCGCAGTTGGGAGGGAATACTTGTAGGTGTTGTTGACCCATACGAAATCAGAAGCCTCGAAGACATCAGAAACCCTAATCCCAGCCAGTTGGCGAGCACGATTCAACGCCCGTTCAATTTCCAGATGAGACCAGGGAGTAATCACGAATGCGTCATCTGCTGAGAGATCAACCGGAAAGGAAGTGGCAAAGGTCAAGAGGCCAGTCGTTGGAGCGAAACTCACCACCCGGCGGGATTCCTGCTGAATCCCTGCAATCAACGCAGCCTCAGACTCATCTGGAATAATGTTCACTCCAGTCAGCATTAGATACATCATTCCCAGAAACCATTTTAGGACTATCGGATCAAATACCAGTAGTTGTACATTAAACGTGCCAGTTGCATCCGCTGCCTCTACTGTACCGCTACCACCCCCTCCTATTATGCTCCCGGCAATTGTGAGATCCCCCGACATTATACAGCCGCCATCAATCTCTTGGACCATTGCAATACCGAAACTACCAACCACTATATCAAACGTACCTAGGACAGTTACAGTAATGATGTTATTCCCGGTTACTAATGTAATAGGACTGCCCTCAGCTGTTCCAGTGTTGTCGGTAAGCGTGTTTGTGTCACTCAGCGCCGATAACTCAAGGGTAAAGTCTCCTGTGTCTGCGGCGGTAAGAATAGTGGCGCCTTCGAGGCAGGGTAGTGGGTCGGGAAGAATCGTACATGTACCACTAGCCGCAGCCCCGATTTTACCGGCAGGGATTATCACTAAGAACGTTCCGGCAGTAGCTACTGTAATAGTGTTAGTTCCATCAACCAGAATTGTCGGACTGACACTCAACTCGCCAGTGTCATCCTGAATCGCACACGTTACATTACCTCCCCCGTCCGCGACATAACACCACTGACCATCAAGCTCATGCTCTTTCAGATACTTGAGAGAGGCGTCAGTAGTAGTGAGGCCGCCGTCCGTAGAGGGTGTAGTGACAGTCCCTGGAATGTAGGCTCCAATATCCTCTGTCAGCAGTTGACGCAGGTCCGCCTCAGTGTAACTCACAGTTTCTCTACCTCGTACACACCCAGAGTTCGGGTACCGTGAAGCCGTCTAGCTTTGTGGGGTGTATTCTTAACCTTTAGATCTAGTTTTTCTTTGGCACTTTCGATCAGCTCGTTTCGATGTGCTCGGCTTTCGGCTGCTCCTTGGGGGAGTATTGTCTGAAACCTCGGGTCCTTGTTCGTCGGCGTAATCCTCGCCCCGGACAGATTCTTGAGTTCTTGCGTCTCCGTTCGTCCGTGGCTGTTGAAGTTTAGTGTCTTGATTTTGGCGACAAACTCGCTGTCCTTCATAAACAAAACCCTCCGGTAATAGATCATACCCGACCACTAGCTTACACCGTAAACCAGTCTTACTGTTCAGCACCAACACAAACCCCTTAGTCAGTGATGTCAAAATCACCTGGGGCTCTGCAATCAGCTGAAGAATCGCCCCTGTCTTTGGGTGGATCATATGGCAAAAGACGATATTCTGACCCCCCACAGCATCGAGACGACCCGAACCATGTGCCTGTTGAGTGGCTTCCCTAGCCAGCTCTTCCATTAAACCAGCCATTAGATTAGACCCCCTTCTTTCTGTGGGGCCGGATTTTCCCGTCCGGCCCCTGATCGTATAGCCGTAACTAGCAACCATCAAGTTGCAGCATGATAAACAGATCACCATACCCGTTGACTGTGCCCATGAGCAAGTACCCTACCCGCTGATACCCAGCTGTGGGGTCTGCAACAGAGGATGGGTTAATAGTGCCATCCTGCCAGGCAAACACGTCACGGTAGTGGGCACCCTGTCCCGGCCAGGTCCCACCATTCGGCGTCACAATTGCCGGACCACCTGTCTGGCCCCAAAAGTAATCACCCGATGCCACTGCAACAAGCGGCAAGCACACAAAGGCTTCATAATCGGCACCAACAGAAGATGCAGCCTGCACCATAGAGTAGGGACTGACATAGGCCGTTATACCAGTAGCGGTAGTTATCGCAACGGGCAATTCGCAGTCTAGAGTCAACTCTACATAGGCTGTGGTCCCCAGAGCAGATGAGCGGATTGGAAGCGCACAATACGGAGCAGCTGGGTAAATAGCCAAGTACCCACCAGAGTAATAATTAATCGCCCTAGCTGTGGTATCAGCTATCTTTACCTTTGTAGCACCTGCTGCGGCATTAGCATACGGAACGCCCTCAAAACCCTGGTGATCCTCGTGCCCGGTAGCTCCGGGGCAGTGCGCCGTGCTGATTGCTAATCTAGCCAGCCCAGTCAGTGCACCAGCAGCCTTGCACAGTCGAAAACACCGTCCATCAGCAGTCTTGCCCATAGTACCAATCGGCACGCCCCAGAGATTACTAGATGGGGTTGCCAGTACCGAATCATTTGTCAATTCAACAGTCGTAGGAAACGAACTCATTTCTTATTCCTCCATTTATTTGTGGGGGAGGTTCACTTCAGCCTCACAGCCTCCACACCCCTCCCCCACTTATAGGGGGTCTACCCTAACTATGCAGTTTCTCTCGCGGCATCGAAGGTCATCTGCACGCAATACTTGTCGACCAACTCCGCCACGCCCTCATCCGCCACAAAGACCAGCTCCGTGGCTCTCATAGATGCGTCTACTTCTTTCTCAACATCCCAGGTTTTTTCTGTAACCAGACCAAATGCCTCTCGACAGAATACCCCACTCACAACGTCGTCAGCACCATCTGGAACCAGGTTCCCATCAACCATGATAGGTATACCGGAGATCCGGTCCCGACCACGAATGTACTTCCGAGCCATGTCCTCAGCCAGTCCGTACCAAGGTACATGTACGTTAGCGCCGTGAGCCGTTAGGTCATCCCACAGATCCTTCAAGCTAAAGGGATGAAACACCCCCACATACTCTCCAGACGCCGGGACTGAGTCCAGGGTAGACACAGCAGCAGCAATATGCCCCAAGGTAAGTTCGGTTGATGCGGAACCGACCGTATATGTTGATACGCCAGAGAACAAAGCTAACAGAAGCTTCTCGCGGTACTTGGCCATCGCATCCCCAGCCAATTTGCCGGCATTTGCGAACACATTGTCGACATTCTCACGAACCATCTTCTTGGTGACAATGACCTTTAGACCATACTCTGAGGTGGTCAGTGTCACAGTATCCAAACCAAGGGCCTTTCCTATGGCCATATCGACACCGTCAGTCAGCGCATCCGCTGAAAGGTCAGAGTACCTATTAACCGTAATCTGCCTATTCCCAGCAGGCATGGTGAACTGTGTAACCAGTGAGGGCATCAGCGCATTGAACTGCGCGTAGAATCGACACCTCTCAATAATAGTCTTCTCTTGACTTGTAAAACTTGCAGCTACATTAGTTGCCACGTTAACTCCTTCTCAACCCGACCACCCTCTTTCAGTCTAGTGTAGCGGGTCATATCCTATCTTCTTTGCTCGGTCCATATACTGCTGAAAGTCAATACCTCCAGAGGCCATCAAATCGCGGAGTATCTCTCTTGTATCGGGCCGAACCCCACGCCCAGCCTTTGGCGGTACAGTCTTGGTTGCGGTAGTTACAATAGGTTTCGTGGGTGTAGTCCCAGGACCAGGATTCACCACTGTGGTTGAGGGCGCTGTGGGTGCCTCTACAACAGGCTTCGTCACTGCTAATCTCCGCGCTGCTTTGGTTAGCATAGTAAATGCCTCATTCGGGTTTGCAGCTTTGCTGGTATCAGGCATATTCTCCCGCTTCCCGCCCTTGGCCTCCCAGTAGGTCACAAGGACCTCCGTCGCCGGGTCATCGAAATCGGAAGGAATCACCCTTTGTACCACCTTAGAGATGCGATCTAGTAGCTTGTCTGCTTGACTCTGGTTTCCTTTGGCAAGTACACTAGCAAGTAGGTCAAACTTCTCGTCAATATACTTACGCGCTTCAGGATCAAGCCCACCCTCACTAGAAGTCGCCTGCGCGGGCTCCGCACCCGTCTCCTCAATACCCTCTTCAGTTTCCTTTGGGTCCTCAACTACCGGCTCTAACTCCTCAATCACTGCTGGCGTCTCCTCGATAGAAACCCCAGCTCTCTCGGCGTCAGATTGTACCATATTGTTTACATCCTCCATTTACGTAAATTCATGGGTATTTACCCATTTTTCACACTTGTCTTATTATACCACAAAATCAGCGTTTTGTCAAGACTCGTTTACGACTTATTTCAACATTGGCTTTAGCCCCCAATAGCGAGTTCCGGCCTCGGCAATGTCTGGATGTGCCTGGCGGATCACCTTGCGTAGCCGCGCAACCTCGGCCATAGCAGAATTGTATTGCGGATTGGATTGCCGCAAAGTATTCTCGGCGTCCTGATCATTTCTCACCTGCAACCACAAAGCTGTCAATCCGCGTTTCTCCATTACCTCACGCTCGATATTCCAGTATGGCTGCATTGTCCTCACTGCCCGTTTGTAGGCTTGCTCCACCGGGGTAAGAGTCCGGGTGATATACCACTCCAAATATACTTTCTGGTCATGGGGGAGGTTTGCCATGTACTGAGCCCGTCGTTCGGCCAGGGATGAGTAATCCGGTGGGTATCCCTCGTCTAACTCAATCGCAAAATACCCCTCAACAACAGCTCGGTATGGATGAACGGGGGCTATGGTCCTTCCCAGCGCAGAATTGAAACTTGTCAATGCGTCAGTCGTTGTGTTTGCCTCTGGATATTCCTTAGCTAACAACTCGACTGCACCGTTGTAGTTCTGGTAACTTGCTTGACGAAGCTCCACCCAAGCCGGACCATCAATCTCCCCGCACTGGTATGCCTCGTCCAGCCGAAGCTGATATGCTTTCTGCTCCGCTCGAGCCATGTCAACGCCGTGCCAGTAGGCAACAGTCGAGCGCCACTCACTAGCTCTAGCCGGGGACAGTTCTCGGGGTGGAATATACTTAGAGAGCCCGTAATCCCCCATTGACTTCCTGAAGTCTGTAACCCAACCAGGTGCGTAGACCCGCTCCATTCCTTCGGGGACGCCCTCTTGGAGTTTGGCCTGGATCATCTGACTTCTTTGCCACCCAGGCGTATAGGCTGTGATGGGTAGGCCATTGTACTGCACCAACTTCGGCCACAGATCACGTCCCAACGCCCGCTCTACGGCAATAGTGTTATACTTGTCAGCCACGTGGTTTACTAGGTTGTAGGCCGACTGTTTGCCGGTTACCTCATCAATCTCCCCCGCCGCAATCATTTCCTCCAACATGTAGATCGCTGAAGCTTTCTGGCTCTCGTCTAACGAGAAGAATGGATCTGTACTCTTGATCAGCCACTCGGCCTGACCCTTATTAGTGGCCATGGTATTCTTTAGGAGCCCCTGCTGAGGGACCAGGCTTCGGAGAGCCTCTTCGGGGGTACGAAAGACCCCATATCTGTTCTGGACAAAACGATCCAGACCCACGGCCTGCGCCGCATAGCCTCCCCCAATCTCTAACTGGGGGTAGATGAAGCCCCCAGTAAAGTCCTGGAAGGTATTAACGACATCAACAACTGTGTTGTTCTCTTTGTCGTCCTGTCCCAGCGCAATAATCTGCATGATCCCGTAGTTTGTGGGTTGAAACCAGGCCAGAGGCCGAAACAAAACCCTACTCCCTCCAGGTAGAGTAACCTCCGTAGCGATAGACAATCGTTGAGACAGGGGCATGTCCTTGTTCATCTCATACCAGTTGTTGACCATATGAGTAAACATCGCCAACTTACGTGGGTGATCTAAGGCGTATGTAGCCATTGACAATAAGTGTCGGTCGGCAAAAAACGGGAACGGGGAAACGTGCATCAACCAATAATCAAGGTTAGAAACATTTCCATAGGCAAACAGAAAGGTTTGAGTATCCTGGGTTGCTTTGATCTGAGCAATCCCGATAGCCTCCCGGTAAGAATCATAGACAGCCTCAACCCCCTCCTTGGACAAAGCCGTTCTAGGCTGTGTAGCCTCCCCCTTGAACTTAGCACGAACTCGACGGATTTTGGCCAGGTCCTGCCTCATACCAGCCTTAACCTCCTGCACTGTGGAGAGGCGTCGATAAGGATTTCTATCAGGACCCACAATACTATCAAAAATCTCACTTGCCACCTCGTCTGATGTTAGTGACTGTAACCGTGTGGACATCTCAGGCCCAGGCTTGAGGCGTCCCCGAGTCTCTCTAGCAAAAGCAGCTACTCGTTTGTTGTGTCGATCCCACGCTTGCATATACTGCTTCCAGTAGATATCATCAATCTTCTTCTCTTTGGCAATGAACGTTGCCAGGTCTTTCGGGGGGTGGTCTCGAAGAATCCTGACTGACACATTTCGATTCTGGGTAAGCTGAGAGATCTCAGCACAACGGAGATGATAGGATTTTGCAGTATTTGTCTCAAAAGCCTTGTGTAATTTCACAGCGCGATTCCGTACCTCAGTAGTTCCAGTCTGCCCGGCATTGATCAATTCGATTCTTACATCATCCACATTCTGTTTGTTAAACTCCCGAACCTTTTGCAACCACGCATCTGTACGGCGGCGGGTCTCCTCCGTCATTAGCGAGCGAAGTTCTTCGATCTCATCACCTCGCCCAGGAAACACAGTCTTCCATTCTACAAACGCGGTATCCACATCCTCTAAAACCTTAACCTGGTCGAGTTCAGCAGCCCCGAGATTATCTGCCTTTGTTATTGTATTCACAATTGCCTGATCATGCGCGTAGTCTCTGACTGCTGCATCAAGTTCGAGAAAGAATTTATCCCCCGCCTCACGGAACAACTCAGGAGAAGCGTAAACACGATTGTAGTCACGGTCTAGGATCTCTAGAGCTAGTGCTTGAACATCAGGACTAAGATTCTCCAGCGCCAGTTGATCTTTTAGAACCCCAGTACGAGTTCCCCCAGCCAACAGGACCTCATCAGCATGTTGAAGCCCAGTTAGATGGCTCATTGCATCGGCCTGTTCCAGTGTAAGACGCCCCTCCCCCACTCGTTGAAGCAGAGCCTCATGGAGCGAGGGTGTAAAGTGCTTAGAAAATGTCGTGTCAAATAAAACTCGGTGTGCCCAAGTCTCCCCCCGCTGATTCAAACCCTGCATCGCACGTGGAAACTCACTCAAGGCCCCAAGCTTTGTCCAAAAGGCACGCTTCGCTGGATTAGACCAGTTCATTGCCTCGGTTGTTAATCCTGACTGCAACCCAGCCCGCTGAAATGAGGGCACTGCGGTCTCAACGACAATAACCCGACGCTCAAACCCTTTGCCGCGAAGAAGCCGTAGGAGATTGGATCGAGCACTCCCAACCACAACCTCTTTCTCCTCCCGCAGAATCATTTGGTTCACCCAACGATTTAACGTCCCAGCACCCTGTCCTGTCATGCCCCCATATGCTTTAAGACCCGTAGCGAGCAAAATCGCGTGCAGATTATACATCTGGTTATAGACAGTATACCCCGGCCTGGCAACCAGTGCGGTGGGGTAAAGGATCTGAGACTTAACTACCTGATTCCACTGAAACCAGCGATCCCCTCTCCATTCAACCTTCTGCTGATAGATATAACCCTTCTCTACATATTGTTTCAGAGTCACCTCGTCAAGACCCCTCAGATCTTTTCCAACCTCTAAGCCCTGACTCAGAGTCCCCTCTTTAGTCGCAACCCATCGAAACTTGGTTGCTCCTATACGCACAGACTCTGTATAACGTACCTGATCCGCAATCTTTAGGTAGAAGTCATCCAGGTCGTCACCAGCGACGCGGGCAAGCTCATCAAAGAAGTCTACACCCTCCTCAACAGCTGTTTCTGACCACCTATTAGCAGCCTCGGCCAGCAACCTACGCTCCTCTTTGACCTGTGCCGGGAACGTCTCGCTCATCAACTTAAGCTTGCTCATGATCTTGGGGGAGTCGTAAGTAAAGAGGCGGATTCTCTCCGCAGCCTCAGCGACTGTGGGCCGGGATGCGGTACTAAGACTTCCCTCGGGAACGATCTCTCCAATAAACTTCACAGCATTCCAAGCTCGCTGCTCAGCCACGCCTGCCCTAGCAATCTTAGCGTAGGCAAAGGGGTTGAAACGACTATCCCACTTACCACCAGTCTTCATTGAAAGTTCGGACCAAAACTGTTGGGTCCTCCCAATTGGGTACTTAAGTGGAGTACGCTTCCCAGCGATCTCAGCCACATATTTGATTCCCCGAGGAGCCAAGTTCATCGTCCATTGTTCAGCATGTTGCACAGCGTCGAGCGCATCGGCAGTCTTAACAGCATACTGAGCCCGGCGGCCCGCAAGACCAGCACGGACACCCTGTTTGATTTCTTCAGCAGCAGTCACACCACGAGACAAAACTAACTGTTCTGCTTCGGTTAGACCCTTTCCCGCCCGCCCCAATCGCGCGGCTGTAGCTCCGCGCTCTGTGGCCTTGAGCCCGCGAAGGGCCTGGGACGCCAACGCGCCCCCGCCAGCCAACTCCTCAACACTCTTCGTGGCAAAAGCAGCCCGAGTCGTTACTTTTGACGCTCCCCCAGCAACACCACCGGGTGTTGTCCACCACACAGGATTCGCAGTATCGACAACAAAAGTAGAGTAGACAGGGTAGGACTCCTTAAAACTATCGGAGGCAGCCTTAAGTGCTCCCCATCCCCCGGCTCCCCCACGCTTGGACATTTTCTCTCGGTACTCTTCCTCCCCCTTTATATCTCCAGGCGAGAGAGCATATGCTGTGGATGCAATAGTACCCCTAAAGGGCATTGCCACCCAGTTCTCTAGTTTCTCGCTGACTTCTCGTACCGGGGCGGACACAACAGCACCAGCCTTATTCCAAAAATTCTTCTTCTTCCAGCTGTTGTCCCCAGGAATATCGACATATGGCTTCTCCACAGCCTCTGCCGTAGCAATAGGTGTAGTGGGGGAGGTTGGGGATATCCCGGCCCTAGCTAAAGTCTTAGCTGCCCGAGTCCTCTGACGTTCCTGCCGAGCGGCGGTTGCGCTCCCTACAAGCCCCATGACGTAGACCCCCACTTGGGCGACACGGTCGGAGCCCCGCCAGGGGCTGCCCGTCGTTGTACCGCCGTGGCGTAGTTACCCAGAGCCTCCGGGTTAGAATATATCCAATTCAGATACCCACCCACGCCCTCTTTTTGGGTAGCTGGCATGTTGGCCCAGTCTTGTGTGGCCAATACCCGTGGCATACCTGCGAGTGTGCCAGCCCCTTGGGCCCCAATAGAAGAGCCGGTCCCCAGACCTGGTACTATTTGCGATAACCAACCAGGGGCCGGGGCTCCCTGCCCAGCAGCGGCCTGAGTCGGGTTCTGCATAGCCCACTGATTTGCCCAGTAGAACGGGGGCATAGTTGACAGTTGATATTGTTTCTGCCAGACATCACCTCCCCCAGCACCAGAGATAGCCTGCATCCCAGCCAGAGCCTCCGATAGATCCATTCCCTGCTCATCCATCAACTCCTGAAGGATATCCAACTGTGAGTCGGTATACCCGCCTGAGGCTTTGAGGCTTGTCAGCAGATTAGCATTACTGGTGGTAAGAGCTTGCTGGTTAAGCTTAGCCTGGTACGCAGAAACGGCCCCAGCTCCACCAGCGACCAGATCAATTCCCATGGTCGATGCCTTAACTACATCATCCTCTGTAACTCCTAGCTGAGCAAGGGTCGAAGTCCGGGTTTTGGTAGTAAATTGCTTGGCGGCAGCCATCAACCCAGGAAAGTCCTCGTCGTATGGACTAAGATCGGTCACACCAGCATCAAGTAGGGTCTGCGCAGACTGCGCCCAAATCTCCCAGGCCCGCAACCCAAACCTGCCTCGTGTTTTCTTCTCCCCCAGACCCCACAGATTCTCGGCTAGGTCCTTTGAGTAGCCTTTACTTGTAAGAAAACTTACAACCTCATTCTTTGTTATGTCTGCCATTATCCCTGCCCCCTCCGTTTTAGTTGATCAATCACCTCGCGTCGTGCATTCGTAACATGGGGGAGGACACCTTGTGCCCCTATGGTCTTCCCAATCGCTGATAACTCCCCAACAGATCCGGCTTGCTGCGGCCGCCCGTAGGCCCGGTCCTGTTCTGTGTACTCACCACCCATAGGGGGCACGGCTGCCCCAGCAGTACCCCGTATGATATTGGCAGCCTGATCCGCGCCTACGTTGGTCAGCATCTGAGCTGCCTCATAGTTCTTAAATGCTAGCTGTGATACTAACTGCTGCCCCGTCTCAGATTCCATAAAAATATCCAGATACTGCTGCTCCAGCTCCGCCTCCGGGTCTGTTGGCTTTAGGAAGTTTGTTACCCAATATCTACGACTAATCTGTTTAGCCTGTCGAAGTCTAGACCCCACCATCAACGTGCGTTCCTGCTCTTCTGGGGGGATGGCCGACACGTCGACAAAATTGACGTAACTACCACCAACATCAGCTTTGGTGATTGTGTCACAAATCTCTTCTCCAGCCCTAGTCCGGCCCCATACTGTAATCTCTTCAAACACATTCTCAACAAGCTTCAGGTATCCCATATTGACTTGTTGGATTAACGACTCAATCAAAGCCACCACACCACCAAACTTCACCCGAGCAAGCCCGGCCAGAACTGCTGTCATATACCCAGAACTAGCGCCTTGTGGTCGTTCTCCCCGCACAATACTAGGCACAGTAGCATTCTCAACAAAATCACCGACTATCTGCATCAAAGACATAATTTCAGGGGGGACAGAAGTCGGCGTCACACGCTTCACTTCCGTGGACCGATCCAGGGCATGATGCCGACCAGGTCCAAGCTCCCACTCAGCAATAATCTTCTTAGCTCGCTCTACTGTCTCTGAGACAAAATCTAGCTCGGGCCAAGCATATTGTTTAGAAATAGACTCCCCCTGCGTCATCAGACGACTCTGAGCCTCCAGGAGACTATGAACCGGATTGAGCAGCCCTACATACAGGCATTCTGGTTTATTGTCACGATCTTTAGTACCTAAACCAGCATCCCCCCAAAAGTACGGAAGAAAGCCATAGTTGTGTTGCATTCGTAGAACGGTTTTCCCCCCGTAGCGGTAGGTACAGTAGGTGTCGTCCCAATACTCAATCCAGAGCGCCTCGGCAGTATCATCAACAACGAGATCATCAACAGCCTCGTCATCATTCTCATCGGTATAATAACTAGAGAACTCCGCCTTTACCTCAAGTCCCTTGCGTTGGTATGCTTCGATTACAAACCGGCGGGCTGGGTCTGGAAAGAAACACTGAGGATTGATAGCCTCAACCGGCATCTGAAACGGCGCCTCTGGGTCGGCCATAAGCTTTAAGATACTCATTCCATACAGAAACCCATGCTTTACAGCGTGATGAAGTACCAACCCATTGTAGGTGCGGCACATGTGCCACGAACCAATAAGATAACGTCTCCGTTTATTGGCTCCGACATCCCCGCCATAGGTTGAGGTCGCAGCAGGAACGTAAATGTTCAGACTTGTGGTATCTACCTGAGCAGTAGCATCGTCAATAGCGGTCTTAGCAATGGGAAGTTTGATCGGGGTAGCACTCTCATCACACTCAACTGGAAATTCCCGGCGATAGTAGGTGTCTTCAGTCTCACACTGGCCATGAAAGTTCTTGTAGTGGGCAAGTAGTGCCTCGTAGAGTTTGTCAATCTCGTCACCTGTGGGCCTATCCATAACCATAGGACCTCTCCTAACCAAGTTTGGGGTTACCTACACCAAATTGGCCTGTCAAGTCACATCCAACAGGACCCAAACTGGGCATGTTAACCGATTCTTCACAATGATAGTTTTCCTGAACATAATTATACCATATTTTCACACTTTTGTCAAGACTCGTTTACGATCTATCCTATTTTTCTATCATCCTCGATCTGGTGTAACTAACTGTGACATCAGATATCTGCTCTCGTGTGTAGGCAAGGGCTATGGAAAAGACAATATCATCATGTTGCCGCCCTCCAGTCATCTTGAATTGGTCACAAGGGGCCTTAGAGATACGCTTCATCAAGGCAAGTTCTTTTGATAGTGGCTCCCAATTAGGATACCGTAGGTCCCCCTTCTCAATCCCCAGCGCCATCCGTGAAAAAAGCTGGTATCGAACCGTCTGATTGATATCTACACCATAGATTGGCAGATCTGGCTCTTCTGTAATGAGCTGCGCCACCACCGGCTCCCCTTTACCTGTAGTATCAATATAAACAGGAGCAGGGCAGCCCTGAGTATTGTAGAGCTTAGAGGTAGCCGCCACGCGGCGGCGCACCTCCTCCCATGCTGTTTGGAAGCGGTCGATGTAGACAATTTCGCGTGTACAGAGGTCAAATACTGAGATCACTGTATAGTCCACCTGCTTTCCTAGGTCTACACCAACATGATAAAAGTGGCTACTATTGGGGAAGGGAGCTTGCCAGTCTAGTGGCATCAGCCCCACCTTCCAACTAGGAAATGCCGCCTCAGACCCTGACTCGATCTCAGCCAGGTACTCACGGCTCCAATCCCTATCGGTCATGATCTGCCTATCAAACTCAATCTCATCCCAGTCCACAAAAGGATTGGTCAAGGTACTGAAGTGGAAGGACTCCAGCTGTTTCGTTGGGTGCTGTCCCATCTGAAACAACTCATGAAACCACCCAGTCTCTTGGTACGGCTTAGACTCAATCCAGGCTAGGCCAGCACGGAAAGGAGATCTGAGCATGGGAACAATGTCATTGAAGACTGACCGCTCGATCTTGTCAGCCTCAGTAATCCAGATCATATCGTATCCTACTCCTTGTTGAATTGCTCGAATATCGGCAGATCGAACCTCGATCAAACCACCCCCGAGGAGGTCGATAGTATGGGCTCCCTCATCAATCTTTAATACCAACTCCGGGGGCACAAATTTCTTTAATTCCAACCAGGGCACAGTGATCGAGTTAAGAGAAGGAACGAAGACACCAATATGCACTACGGGCACCAAGGACGCGGGGCGGGGTTTTGACATGAGGACTAGATAGTGTTTGAGAATCCAGAAGATTGCGGCTCGGCCCTTGCCAAAGCGCCGTCCACATTCCAGAAGTACCCACCTGGCTCGGCATCGGAGAATATAACTCTGGACTGGGTGGGGTTTGAAGTACCTACTAAGATCAACAACGATCTCCTCGTCCCCCAGAGACAATACAGGATCTGTCATAGAGCTGCTTCCTCCTCAAACGTATCATACTCGCCTTCTAGGAGGACTGCTTCTCTCATCCGCTCCTCAGAACCAGATTCCCGATTAGTGGGGGACCCCAGCTTTGTGTGCCCAATATAATCTATCGGGAGAAGGTCCTTCTTAACAGATTTGTCGTTTTCAATCTCCTCAAGAATTCGACGCATCTTATGCTGGGGGATCGTCTGTGTATTCATGTCCCGCCAGCCCTTGAAGACGACTTTCTTTACTAACTTCTCGGGATATGCCTGTACTAATTTCCATGCCACATCAACCCGAAGTCGGTCATTCTCGTCGCTCCCCATCTTACCTGCAAGAGCATCTGCCACAATCGTTCTAGCTTTTTCAACCATTGTAGCAGTACTCATCGCTCTGGCCTGCTTCACAAGCTCCAGTAAGTTAGTGAAGTTGGGATCACACTTCCAACACCCCCAGGTCTTAGGACTGGGATGCACACTCTCAGGATCTAAGAGAAACTGAACTTGCAGAGCTGTCAGGCCCTCGTCCTTTCTCTTGCAAATGGTGGGGCTGATGCCCTCTTTTCTAGGACGCCCTACCTTTCGCTTTGGTTGGGGGAGGTCATCGTTGATAGTGACCACTACTCACTACTTTCTTTGTAGGCAATAGCATTGGCAATTCTTCTGGCGTGGGCCTCAGAGCGGGGTTTGATCCGACCGATCTGCCCAGTTTTGTGGAACTTGTGCATTAGCTCCTCGACATTTTTCTGGTGAACATCCGCACCTGGACCTGGTAACAAGGGCATCTTAGTTCTCCTTTTCCGTGTATCTAACGGGAGGCTCGACGGAGGGCGCTGCTAACATCCGTTCCCAAGCATTAAGTGATTGCTGAATATGCTGCGCCATGGTTATTTGGTCGCCCTCATCATACTTGGCAGTCTCAACGACCACACTCACCTTCTCAAGAAAGCTTTCTGTGTCATCAAGTGGGAAGTAGGCTATCGTATCGCCAAGTTGGAAACGAACCATATGGCGGTCTTTATCAAACATCACAGAGAGTTCCACAGTCTAGTCCTCCTCTGCCCCAAAGCCAGTCATTCGAGCCTCGTCAGGAGCAGTGATTACCTTCTCAAACTCATCCAGCCAAGCTTTCCAAGCCGAGATCGGTGAACCTCCCCGGCCCACCAACTTCTCAGTCCCGTAGCCCAGTGGCCCAATACGGCACTCAAAGGCGGTATCTCCTACCCGGTCAATCTGTATGTAGAGTTGAGCTCTGATCTGACTCCTCATGAGTTCCCACCATCTACAGCGTAGCCAGTTCCATGACAGTACAGGCAGCAGGGTTCTTGGTTCAGGTTTGGTTGGTCTATTTTGCCCTTGCCTGTTCCGCCGCAACACTTACATACACCCATTACTTCCTCCTTTCTTATCTGGAAGTTTACCTGATCCTTTGCAGAGTAGGCAAGTCGTAGAGACATCCCGATCCTCAGTGTAGACCTGACCCGTACCCTCGCATCTAGGGCATTCTATCATGACTACTACCTCTGTTTGAGATGTACAAGCGCACTCCCCCGAAACTCAACTCCCCCATAACCTTGTGTATTTCTACAACCTTTCCAAATCCAGCACGAATCAGTTCCCTGTTCTGTCTTAGCCAGAAAGTTTTCTATGTAACGGTCAAGCCATAGATTGTAGTCCACTTGTTTTTCTCCCAGCTGAAATTCTGAGACCCCTATTATACCATATTTCTCCCAGGTTGTCAAGACTCGCATACGAGTTATTTGAATCTAGTGGGGGAGCAGGGAGGGACTTAGGGTAAGAACCTAGGGGGGGGGAGACTATAGAGAGGGGGTGAGGAGAAGGGGTGAGGAGAAGGGTCTTAAACCAGTATAGACCATTAGTCTCGTAAGAGACATAATGGTCCAATAGTAATACTAGTTAATACTACCCTAGCTTTGGGCCTGATTTTCGTATCTGTGTTTTTGTGCGCCGCAGCTTCAAAGTTCCCTAGGACCCAGCTGCGTATCTGGTTTGCGCCCGGAGGGATTGTTGAAAGTTTAATCGTTTTAGGAGGAAAAATGCTAGATTGCGTTTTTACGGCGCAGGGGGAAAGAGATCTGCACACAGTGTCTATACTACTGGCAAGTCAACCGCCCCAGCTTTCCTGTCCATCATAGACGACCCATATACCCAACATAATAAACATTTCCTAGATATAAAGTGAGATCCAGCGAGGTGCCAGCTTTACGCACACGAGATCCAGCGAGCCAAAGTAAACACTGGACGTTTACGGCCCATGATCCAGCGAGATCCAGCGAGATCCAACGAGCCAAACCCACACACGACCTGGACAAGTGTTCATTGCGCATAGATCAATTAGTCATGGCAAGAAGCTATAAGTAGTTATGACGAGCAGGGTGAATGAATGGTGGCGTTGATGTAGCTATAGTGTGTGAAATTCCACACATAGATACAGCACAGATACGAACCGACGTTTTACCTACACAGTACCGTGTAAACCAAACCAGTAATCCCCCCCCCCCCTGCACACAATTGTCACGCCCCATTCACACACCTATTCATCTTGTTTACCCAATCCTTTACTTTTCTGTGTTACAGTATTGCCATCAAACAAAAAAGGAGTCACAGTAATGAACAAGCACAAGAATCCTAATCTGCCCGAGTGGATGGGGGACCATATAACCTCCCCCATACCTAACCTAGAGCGATGGCATGAGATACAGAGCAGGCTGGAACGGATCGCGGCACTCGTAGAGAAGCAAGCTATGTTCAGGGCGCAGCTGCTTGACGATCAATAGTACTTGTTGTAATAGGTGCCTTTATAGAGACAGTGACAGGTAAGCTGGCCTACAACATAGGTAGCGTTCTGATAGACCATTTTGTGACTTGGTACATTGATAGATAGGAGGAAACATATGTGGGATATCAAACTGTCTTGGTGGCTTTGGTTTGGGGTGGGGTTTGTATTATCAATCCTAGTATACTTGGCCCTTGGGTAGTATGATTCGATTCGATCTGCTTATCCTTGTAGCTAGGAGAAACACTCTTAGCTACACTGGTAAGACTTTGAATGGGAGAACAACCATAAATAGAATAGGTACAAACTGGTCACTGACACAAGTTGGCGGCGCAATGCCAATCTTACACAAACGAGTACTTACACCAAGGCAAATACCGGGGTGGTACGCCAAGAAACGCGACTGTTACGGTCATGGTGTCCACAGTGCGCGCCACCCTAAGCCCACAGCCCATGACAGGGTCGGGGAGGGTGTGTACGGCCGTGTCTCCCCCAGTATTGCCGCTTACCAGAGCAACAAACAGTCTGTGTAACAACACAGCTTCTATTAGATAGCTACGGTCACAGCCGTAGCTACCTGATAGGAGGTTAGATATGTGTGAATTTGTTTCTTGGATTCAATTAGCAGATGGTACGATCAAGTACCTGACCAACGAGGATCTAGCTACTCCCAGAGGGCTAGAACTGATCCTATTCTGTGGTGACCGAGAAGACCTGAAAGGGCATGGAGCTATCGCAAGATACCATAGGTGCGAAGGTGTCCACAAGGAGTGTACTGACTTCAGCTCTCCTGATAACTTTCCATCTGAGATAGCCCAAGCGATCAAGGATGGTAGGTTTGGCCATATTGACGTACCAAAGGAGTGTACTGACTTCAGCTCTCCTGATAACTTTCCATCTGAGATAGCCCAAGCGATCAAGGATGGTAGGTTTGGCCATATTGGCGTACCAGAAGTGCCTGGTCAGTTACTGTTAACAAGAGCATTATGGCCTGTTAAGTACAACAAAGCCCGTGCTAAGCGCGACAAGGCCCGTGCTGAGTACGACAAGGCCGGGGCTGAGTACTACGAGGCCCGTGTTGAATACTACAAGGCCGAGGCTGAGTACTACAAGAAGGCCGGGACTGAGCACTACGCCGAGGCTGAGTACAACAAGGCCCGTGCTGAGTACGACAAGACCGAGGCTGAGTACAACAAGGCCCGTGCTGAGTACGACAAGGCCGGGGCTGAGTACAACAAGGCCCGTGCTGAGTACGACAAGGCCGGGGCTGAGTACTACGAGGCCCTTGCTGAGTGCTTCTGGGGAGTATTTGCTGATCCCAAAAACCGCAAAGCGGTGTGGAGATAGGAGATCAAATATGATTAGATGCGAATTTGTTTCTTGGATTAAGTTGCAGAGATGTCTAGCAGTTGCTAGACCTAGGTGTTATAATGAAATGTGATAAATGCGGGCAAGAGATACCAAATCCTAAAGGAAGTTGTCTTAAACGTAAAGGGAAAACCGGACACTATCTGTGTGGACTTGATAGACATGTTGTCAATGAATGTACCTGGGAGGGCATGAAAGCTTGCCCAGCATATCAAGTTTATGCCAATAAACGCAGGGAAGCAGACCCATTCGAGTGGGGGTAGATAACATTCGAGTTGTGGTTAGCTGTATATGCGACAGAAGCTATCGTCATAGGTGCCGCTGCGTATGTTTACATTAGGAAGGTTAGATATGAGTAATATGTTCAACGATGTCCTAGGATGGGCTATACTAGCTGCTGTGATGGGTCTGTGCTTTGGTGTTTTCGGGACGATAGGCGGAGCCATCGGTAACTGGGTACTTGTGTCCTATCATTCACACCGAAAACGGGTACACCATTGGCAACCCAGGATATGGGGCAAGTAGATGCGAATAGAGTGGATTTGTTTAACCACATGTCTGGTCATGCTGGCTGCACTCGGGTTGGAGTTTATGGAGATATCGCGAACTGTTCGTGACACAAGCAACAATCTTCAACGTACCAATCCGACAATTACTATTGTGATTTCCTACGAGAATCCACCATCTGAGAGTGGTTCCCTAGCAAACCTGATCCTTCAATGGCTAACGATGGTCGAGAGGTTAGTAGCCGAGTGGCAATATAGGGAGGTGTCGTGTGGAGACTTTACGCCTGACCCTACGATATATCGGTCCTGATCGGTATCTTGATACGGACGGAGATGAGTGGCAATATGTAAAAGAGGAGACCTGCGCAGAGTGTGGGCAGTCGGGATGTTTCGTGGGGGAGTGTGGTGATCGGCTTTGCTCACGTTGCCTAGAAGAGCAGTTTGATGTGATCTTCCGCTGATCGGGGGGTCCCAATACTTATTGGGAGTAGACAGGAAATCACTGTCGGGGTTATGGCCGGATGATTATCGGTGGTCATATGCGGGGAGCACACCGTATAGCTTGGGAACTAACCAACGGCCCTATTCCAGACGAGACGGAGCTATGCCATCACTCGCTACTGTTTGTATTGATCGTGCTTTGGGGTATTATTGTGATCATGGGCACTGAAGCCCTGATCACTTGGTGGAGGAATAGACATGGAAAATGATAAACTGCATTGGGGGAGACCATTCACAGAGACCACAAAGACAGAGGCACTACTTGCTCGGGGTCATGCGCTGGTAGAACAGCTCATACCCTTGAGCGCAAAGGTACGACCACAGCTAACAGACTCCGACTGTCAAGACATGAATGCTATGGCTACGCTAGCTCTAAACGGGGCCGGGTGGCGACCGACTGAGGAGACTCGGGCTGCTGTAGAGGCGTTGTTGTATTTTGGTATCATGCTGGGTATAAGACTTGGCAAAAACGAGCCCAAGTAGTCGGATACGAGGCTTGACTTTGGGGGAGATTTGTGGTATAATAAGAGAACTAGTAATAGATAACCTCCCCCAATAAGAGGAGAAGAAGAGGACTCCTTAACCCTATCCTTTATTCTCTCCTATAAGGTTCTCCTTAATGGTTTTCCCTGATGGTCCAAAGATTATGATTATTACCAGAGGCAATCATGGTGGGCTTAAATGGGCAACGATACGATACCTAGGTCAATTCTACGCTCTGTCGTGGGGGCAAAGAACTAAGGGTGGGATGGGTTGGTTTGTCTGGGGTGTTGCTGATGATGTGTGGGTGAATGGGTGGCCCCCAAGACCCAGGATAGTTTAGCTCTGCTATGAATAAGAATCGTAAGTTTACAGATACTAAACCCCTATCCTGGCTGGTCGGGGGTATACTAGCCAAAGGAAGTATTACGGTGTTGATAGGAGACAGTGGCTTGGGAAAGACAAGCTTTGCTTTGCAGTTGGCTCATTGCGTACAGGCTGGGGTCCCGTTTATGAAGCAACCTGTGAAACAGGGAAAGGTATTGTTTGTAGAGCAGGATGAGTCACCAGCAGCGGTGCATGACAAGATCAAATCTATGTTAGGCCGGTGTTCTACCCTGAACGAGCTGGAGTATTACCCTACTGCGTTCTACCCTCAATCCCTACAGTCTATGGAACAGCTGGGGGAGGCATCACAGGGGTATGCTCTCTTAGTGGTGGATAGTCTTGAGGCGCTGGACGTAGATGCAAACAATTCTCAGGCCGTGCGAACGGCTATCCGGTCCCTTCGGGAGATCGCAGTAAAGAATTATTTGGCGGTGTTGCTAATTCACCACTTACGCAAACCCTCCCGAGATGGCTTTGAGACAACAGAAGAGCGATTGGCCGGGTCTCATGGTATCAAGGACAGTTGTGATTTTCTTCTTACGCTCTACAAACATGAGGGGGCCAGGGTATTGGGAACTACGTCTAAGTTCAGGGGGAGACGCACGTTCTCTAAGATTCTAATGTCATGGAGTGCAACGGATCTGTGCTTCAGGGCAAAGGAACTTGTACCTCCATATGATGAGGAGCGTTAGTGCACTGGAGGTAAACAGAGTGAAATACAGAAGACGGTTAATGGATGCACTATGGGACGATTGTGAAACTGATTTTGAGCGGTTTGATTTCCTACTCAGTGGTCGAGCATGTGAAACTGGGATAATTGCCCAATCAATACAAAGTGAGGTAGCGATGGCATTCCGTTTCAGGGCAGAAATTATGCAAGAGCGTGCTAACCAATCGCTGAAGGCGGATAGGCAAGTATGCGATCACAGCATCGCTTTTGTACATTCTGATGGCAAGTGGCGGTGTCCTAAGTGTGGTGCTGGGCCTGTTACCAAGTATTCACAATCATCAGAATCTGTCGGGGTCGCGGACGAGTCTTGACGACAACTGCAAAATCTGATATAATATGGGGATCATGCTGGTGTAGGAGGTATGGGTGTTTAAGATTCTGGGTAAGATTTGGGATGGGGTGCTATGGTTAGAGGTCTCTACCGAGTTCATGTTGGATTCGGTGATCCGGCAGGTAAACAAGATGCTAGAGCCGAAAGCTATATGCGGGTTCAATCTGCATTTTGTGTCTGGGCAGGTGACGGTTTTGCCGCGGACAACCATATGCGCTATGATGGTAGACCGACTAGCCGAGGGTACTGGGGTGGTGGCTGAGGCTCGTGTGCTTAAGTTTGGCACGAGCCTTGTGATTCGGAAGTAATGCGTGTCTATCGTGGCCAGACTGTCAAGGTACACAGACATGATCTGGTCAAGATCCGGGTATTGCTGAAGAGTAAGCTGGGGGAGTATACTACAAAGGACTTTGAAGCATTCCTTTTGAGATACCGTCCAGCAATGAGAAAGAAGATTCGAGAGATCGAATCGGAAATAGGGGGAGAGCTGGGGCGTAGGGCTGCGGATGAAGATGACGTTAGATCAAAGGGCTAGGTTTCTAGAGAAGATTCGGATTGATAGTAAATTATAGGAGGAGATAGAATTGGCAGGAAAACGCACGACGAAAATGACAGCCTCAAAGATGCCAGAGACAGTAGCAGAAACAGACGAGATGAATCTGGCCGCTGACGCTGCGGAGCAGGAGGGCTCTGGGTTTGGAAGGGTAGCTGATGATGTGGAGCCCGCTGCGGAGTTAGACGCAGAGATGGATATGGGGGAGGGCTCCCTAAGCACTGATACTATGTGGGATCCGGCCTATTTTGCCCGTCCGTCATTTGCCACTCTGTGTCCTAAGTTCCAGGCTTTGGTGGTGGGGATCGTACCCACAACGAAGAACCAGGGCAAGGCTAGAGCGTATCGTTTTGGGCTAAAGAACATTAAGGTACTTGAGGGGGACAAGGACGCTCCTCTGAAGATCAAGAATCATTTCCTTGACTACAACTATAAGGTTGAGGGCGGCAAGTGCGGCTGGACTTATGGGCTACAGGCTGCGCGGGACGCCGGAGCGCGGACAGCAAAGGATATCGTAGGGAAGGTTTGTATCTTCGAGCTGCGGTATGCGGACTATGACAATGACACGCTCACAATAACCAAACCCAAAGCCAAGAACGAGCGATCGTTTATCGTCCCGATGATGGTGATCACGTCTATTGAGGGACTTGGTTAATGCAAATTACGCGGCTGCTGGCCCGAGAGCGTAAGCTTTCCGAGGGTCTGGATGTAAAGGAATTGGAGGGGGTCCATCTTACTGACTTGCTGGGGTGTTTGAGGAGGGCATACTACCGACAGGTAGACCCGCTTCCTCCTACCGCCCGGATGAAAGTGTACAATGTGCGGGGCACAATCTTTCAGCGCAAGTATTATGGGCGACATAACTCAGGGAAGAGTATCGTGACGCCTATTGGCGGGGGAGAGATTGTGGCCTCCCCCGACAACCCCCATGATAGATCCGACTTCAAGACTACTGGCAAGGCAGTCCAATCACCAGATCTACTTGAGGGGTTTGCAGAGCAGGGCGCATTCTATGCCTGGCTTCATGGTCAAACCTGGTGGATCTTTGATATCCTGCACATCGGGGCCTCATATCCCCGCAAGAATGATATCCCGTACTGGGCTCCTCGGGAGCCAGACGAGGTGAAGTCTAACACGGAGCATAGCTACAGACTAAATTACACAGAGACAGAGATTGAGGAGGTGGTGGCAAAGGTCCTGGATAGGGCCGAGCTGCTGCAACAATACCTGCGGCGCTCCGAGATTGTTAAGAGCAAGCGTGTGGTTGTGATGTGCTTACCAACTAAAGAACCTGCTTGGTATTGTGATGAGTGTCCACACAAGTTTGTGTGTGAGTTGGAATCTTAGGCCCCTTCAACCGGAGAACCATATGCCTTATATTAGACAAAAAGATCGCCCTTCTGTCATGGCCGACGGTCCTGAGGGTGTGGGGGAGTTGGTTTACCAACTAACCCAGTGCTGCCTCAATTACCTCCCCCAGACGCTACGATTTGGGGATTACGAACAGGTAATCGGCGCTTTAGAGTGCACAAAACTGGAACTATACCGGCGTCGGGTTGCAGGGTATGAAGATCAAAAGTGTCGTGAAAATGGAGATGTATACTAATGAATGGAGCAATCGTAAACATATGGGGTGTGCCTTGGACTTTCAAGAGTCACCTGGCTATTAGCTCAGTGGAGCACGTCAAGGGCGGGGTGGCTATAGTTGATCTAGACCGCCGATTAGATGCGGTCCTCCCCCATTTCAAGGAGCAGGCAAAGCGGATTACTGTGGATCGTCCTGCTCTGCCGCAGACCTTGGGGTTGGATGATATTGACGCGGTGGTGAAGCCCGGTGGGTGGTTAAAGGTCTTCAGGAGTTGTGGGCAATTACTCAAGAAGGCTGCTGATAGTCCTTCTGTAGAGGTAGTGGTGATCGACACCTCTACTATATTCTATCAGATCGTGCGCGAAGCCCGGTTGGAGCAGATCGCACAGGAAGCTAGTGGTAAAGGGGAAAAGAGAACAGCTCTAAACAAGTTCGAGTACGGCCCTATCTCATCCTACATGCTGGCAGCGTACAGCTACGTTAAGGATAGGGGTAAGATCTTGGTGTTGGTCTCACACTCCCGGCCTATCTATGATGCCGAGGGCAAGGAGACGGGGGAGTTCGAGGCCGACTCCTGGGGTGGACAGACCGGGGCTTGTGATATTGAGGTAGAGGCTGTTAGGATCGGGGATGATGTGAAGTTGCTGGTGAAGAAGAACGGGTTTGCTAGGTCGGCCACTTCGTCAGCACTGTCCTGTAGCTGGCAGACGATCACGGAGCTGAGCCAGGGTAAGCATGTAGCAAAGGTGAGTAAGTAGTGAAGGTTAGGGCGCAAGAAACACTGGTACTCTCCCCCAAGACTGTTGTCTTTGATACGCGGGAACAAGAGGAGGTGCGGAAGCACCGGGCCAGGGCATTTGAGAATACCGATGCCCATGTGGTCTACAGGGCTTTGGCAGCGGGGGATTATTGGATTGTTGGCGAGTCGGAGGAGGTTCTGATCGAGTCTAAGAATCTTGCGGACCTGTACAGTAGCTTTTCAAACCGTCGTCTGGATTCCGAGGTTGCGAAGATGCTAAACTGGGCAGTAGCTCGTACTGCTAGCTTTCCAGACAAGACGATTCGAGTGCGGCTGATGATCATTGGCTCCTATATTGTGGGGGAGATCCAGTCTAGACTTCTGACCTACCAACGATGCGGGCTTGAGGTGATCTGGGGCGAGGACGGGGCGGAGATGTTAGTCCGACAGTATACCTCAGTGAAGCGGGGTAAACACACCGATCCGATGGTTCGACAGATCAAATCCTGTGCCAAGAAGATGCCGCTTCGAGACCAGGTCTTGGCCCCGGTGTTGAATACAAGACAGCGAACGTATGTATTTGCAAACTCGACCGACATGACGGCGTTTGCACATATGGTCACGGGCACAGCCAATGTAGTTAGCACATGGCCGGGTTTTGGCCCAAAGACGGTAGCAAAATTGCGCGAGTCTTTTGCTTGGGGGCCGATGGATGTCATGTAGTGAGTGTATTCTTCGGGGTAGACCGAAGGTCCCCACACTGCGGCGTGCGGGGGCGAAGGTTCTAGTGGTTGGGGACGCTCCTGGGGCAACCGAAGCCAAATATCATAAGCCTTTTCTGGGTCCAGCTGGTCAAGATGCACGTAGGCTGCTGCCTCTGATGGAGGAGGCAACGATAACAAATACGGTTTTGTGCTGGCCCCCGAAGAACAAGCTTCCTCAGAGAGCTCTCCCGCATTGCCGGGCGCATCTAGTAACTTTGTTGGGGGAGTATAATGTGATATTCTTGCTGGGGGCAACGGCAGTGAAGGCGGTGCTCCCTGATGTGGACTTTAAGACGAGCAAGGGGAGTAGCATTCAGCGTGATGGTAGGCGGTATTACGTTCTTACCCATCCCGCAGCAATGCTGCACAAACCCGATATTCGTCCCACAGTCGAGCGTCAGTATCGTGCGGTGTACGATGACTATCTACAGAAAGGGTCAGTAGGGATTGAGAAGTTAGAGCCCAAGTATGCGTCATATCCAGACGGCTTTGTTGTTGCTCGCCCCGATCTATTGATTGTGGACGCGGAGTGGGATGGCAGGGGAAACGTATTGATAGGGATTGCTACTGAAGGGGGGGTCTATCAGCACTGTCGACGGTACCGGAAAGTACCATTCCCGGCACGTCCGGGACAAGGAGTAGAATGAATCTTCCCAATGAGATCAAGATAACTGATTACGAGGCTGGCAAAGATACCGAGAGCCTGTTCTTCATACCGATCTGTGATTGCCAGATTGGTAACCCAGCCTTTGCCCAAGAGGTTTTGCAAGGCTACATTGATTGGGTTCTGAAGACGCCCAACGCTGTGGTCGCCTTGATGGGGGACATGCTAGAGACGCCTATTAGCGGGGGAAAGACCAGCGATGTGTTTGACTCTATGAACCCAGATGAGGCGTTGGATCTGGCAGTAGATCTACTAGCTCCGATCAAGGATCGGATCATTGCGGTGGTGGAGGGTAATCACGAAAATAGGGTACGCCGCACCAGCGGCCTGCATCTAAGTAAACAGTTGCTTCAGGCTCTAGGCATGGGCAAGGTACAGATCAGGGAGATCTACGACCCATATGCAATCGTGGTGCGGGCACATGTAGGCCAGTCCCCGCACAGTACAGCGAAGAGTCCTCGGGCGATCTGCTATAATCTGTTCTTGACCCACGGCTATGGAGGCTCGCGATTCGTAGGTGGCCAGGTCAATAAGATTGAGTATGGAGCCTTGCCGATCCCTAACTGTGATGCCTATGTCTTCGGGCATGAGCATAGTCTAACATACTCACGGCCCGACGCCTTGGTAATCCCAGCCACCGGCAAGCACACCACTCGAATGCGGAGGGTGTGTGTTGGGGGAGGTTGTTTCTGTGCTTGGTCTAGTTTTCAAAAGGGACATGTGTTGCGGCTCCCGAATGTAGGGGCTCCTCGGCTGAGGCTGAGCGGGGTTAAGAGGGATCTGCACGTGAGTTACTAGGGAGACTGTATTATGAACAAGAAAAGTGAACTGATTTACGTTGCTCATCCAATGACCACATACCCGGATGGTAGTGAAATTGCTAATCCGTATGTGATACGGGACAATGTGTATAAGGGGTGTCGTGTTGGTGCTGTTATTCTGGAGAAGGGGCACATCCCATTCCTCCCCCAGCTTAATTATTTCTGGTCGGAGTGGGCAAAGGATCGGGGGGTGGTTGCTGGGGCTGATTTTTATATGAAGTGGGATTTAGTGATCCTTGCCCGGTGTGACTCCCTGCTGTACGCAGGCAAGAGCAAAGGGTGTGATATTGAGCTGGCTGAGGCTCAACGATTAGGCAAGAAAATCTACTATGATCTGGACGAGATCCCTGATCTTTCAGAGGAGGAGAACTAATGAGCATACATGCTATAATAAATGAGTTGGATGCTTGGATTTATGATGACCAAGGGTTTGCTGACTTAGCACCGGCTGAGGAGGCTGAACTAGTTCTTGCCCAGGATCACCTAAAGAACTTTTTGGAGATGTTACAATAGACACCCGTCGCGTAGTTGGACACAATCTCGTTGCTGATCTGCCCGAACTGTGGGCTTGCGGTGCTTTGCCTAGGGAGGTAACCTGTTTTGACACATACATCTGTGCTCACTTCCTGGGGTATGCAGACAAGAGTTTGAAGGTTCTGGTGGCGGAGATCTTCCACAAAGAGATCAGCGAGTTTAGTATGCCCATGCTTGAGGGGGAGTTTCCCTCTCAGCTCCTGAAGGCACACAACAGCACAGATGTGCTGGCCACAGAAATGCTCTACAACTACTTCAAGAAGTTCTCCTACCCTCCGGCTTTTGATCTGGATATGTGCTTCACACCGGTGTTGGCGGAGATGATCGACCGAGGCTTTCGGATTGATGTGCAAGCAGCGACGAAGCTTCGGAAACGGTACGAGAGGCAACTTAGAAAGATCGAGTTGCCATTTAACCCAGCCTCCCCCGCACAGGTGGCGGCGTACTTTGGCCTTCCTGATGGGCAGATGAAGACTATGGAGCAAGAGATGGCAGCTTTAGGGGAGCTGGCTTCACAGGAGGCTCACGCTACTATCGAGTGGAAGCACTTAGACAAGAAGATTGATTACCTACGCCAGTTTCTGGAGGCAGCTGGTCCTGATGGCCGTATCCATGCCCATTATGACCTGGGTGGAACTATCACAGGACGGCTAAGTTGTGCTAGACCACCACTGCACTCAACGGCAAAGACACCCGAGATGCGGGGTGTTTTCCGGGCAACCCCAGGCTACAAGTTGATTGTCTTCGATTTTTCTGCTGGTGAATATGTCACAGCCGCGTTCCTTTCGGGGAATCAAGAGATGATCGAGAGACTGAAGACGCAAAGTCCTCATGCGTATGTTGCCGAGCGGTACGGCATCACATATGCTCAGGGAAAGACGGCGAATTTCGCCGCGCTGAATATGGGCGGTGCTGATACGTTGGTTCGGAACTGCGGGATGACCCCGGAACAGGCCACAGACTTTCTTAGTACCTACCCGCTTGTTACCTGGGCACGAGAGACCATTGCCAAGGGACAGGAAGAGGGTTTCTCGTCTAGTCCGCTGGGTCGTACTAGGGTCTACACCAAACCCAGTGAGGGGATCACTGAGGCAGTTCAGGGTGGACTGGCGGAGATCGGCAAGGGCGGGGCAATACGCAACCGAGAATTTAACGGTGTTCATAATGAGCATGACGAGTATATCTGGGAAGAAGAAGAACGGTATGCCGTCGAGGCGGCCCATGAAATTAAGAAACAAATGGAGGCCAATGCTTTCGGGATCAAAGTGGCCGGGGGAGTGTTTGATAGTTGGGGAGAATCCCTACTCAAGGACCATAGTAGGGGAGTGTGGATAGAGTAGGCTTAGTAATCTCGCCAATAATCCAGCCACTGTGGCGAGATACAGGAGAGTGATTTGCCCATTTATGAGTACAAATGCTACAAGTGTGGCTTCAAATTCCTTGTGATTCATTCGATGTCCGCACTGGGACCTCAGGACTGCCCCCGATGTGGGGGAGGGGTGGTACGAATGCCAACAGCACCTGGTATGGTCCGGGTAGATCATACGACTGATTAAGGAGAGCTATGAAATACGATATGGTCAAGGATAGTGGTAAGCGTTTGCAGTATGCGGGCGGGGCCGTCCGGGATACCGCCAAGGGCAAGGGAAGATACGATCTGCTTCCCGCCTATGCGATGTACCGCCTGGCTGCTCATTACGAAAACGGTGCACAGAAGTACACCGACCGTAATTGGGAGAAGGGCATACCGACCTCTCGATTTATGGACTCAGCACTGCGGCATCTATTTCAGTATCTAGGTGGGGATCGTTCTGAGGATCATATAGCAGCAGCGGCCTGGAACGCACTGGGTTTGATCGAGACGGAGCACAGGATTGCGGAGGGTAGATTACCCCAAGAACTTGATACCCTCCCCCAGCCCGTACCAGTGCCGCAGACAGCACTAACTGGAGCGAGTATTGAACAGGAGCTACTGACGGATCGGTTGAATCAGCTTTCTGAGACAGCTCTGGATTTTCTTGAGTGTGTGGGAATACAGCTTGAGGATGGGGGAATACTTTGCTCATCTGCTGAGTGCTCATATGGGTGTGCGCAATTTATGGCGCTTTGCGAGGAGCTGTGCAAGTAATGGAAGACCTGATCTTTGAAGAGGAAGATGAGCTTTTTGGTACCTCAGAATACCGGCTGGTTAGGATGGCTCTAATACGTGCTGAGGTATTAGCTCGGCAGACTCGAAGTCAGAAGGACAAACTGAGGAATATGCGCCGGGCCATGGGTCATCGAAAGATGCCGGTCGATTACCAAGCCTGGAATCCTCAGTGGAATCCCTATGCCGGACTAGACCAAGCCACGGAGAAATCGCAATCTCAGACGGTACAATGCTTCTTTTGCCACAGGTCGGAGCCGTTTGCTCCGTTGGTGAAGATTGCTCAGGGAAAGTATGCTCATCGGTTTGGTGAGACGATGTGTGCGGATCTGTACGGGCGAGGAGGATTATAGTGTGCAAACCATGTAGGTCGTTGTGCGCGATCTATGGGTGCGCAGCGGAGAAGTGGGGGAGTCGTGCTCAGCTTGGGATGGCAATGGAGGAGATGGGGGAGTGTATCAGTGCGGTCAATCACATCTCTCGACAATATAACCCAACGACTCTTGATCATTTGGCTGAGGAGATTGCAGATGTGCGGATTATGCTTGAACAACTAGAGCAGATATACAACCTGTATTCCCACGTTCAGGTACATCGGAACGAAAAACTTTCACGGTTGCAGAAGAGACTTTCATGACTGTCAACATACAAGTTGCCACCCTGTCCCACAGCGGGGTCGGCTGCACTCTCAGTGCAAAAAGGAGAACTAAGATGTGTCCTATTTGTTGGTTTGTGTGGATCCCGGCGGCGGTGGTGATCTTCCGCAAGAAGATCATGGGTCTCTTTCGCAGGATGACGAGGAGGCTGGGGAAATGATTACTATCAAGGTTCCCAAAGAAATCTCGGTTGGTAGCTATAAGAGTATTCAGATTTACCTAATTCGAGATCTGATTGCCAAGTCAGGGGATCAGGGCTGCATCAGTCTGGGGGAGGCATGTATCTGCGTCGACCCAATCAGCTCCCCCAAGAACATGAGAGATACTCTGATTCATGAGTGCCTGCATATTGTAGATCATGAGTACAGAGTCTTCGCTGAGGGTACTGACGAGCAGGGAATCGACCGGGTGGCACATGGTTTTTCCCAGCTTTGTGATCTGCTTGGTATTGAACTAGACTGGTCTGATATTCCTTTGATGCGAACGGACTGCGTTGATTTTGACATAGCGATCCGCCCGCTCTACCCGGTGGAGGACGGCAAGTGATCGTACATTTGGTGTTAGAGGAAGCCTTCCCTCCACAGGAGGGTTGGTGCCGAGTTACGTTTCGAGACTACCATAAACGACAAATCAAGATGTTTACCCCGGCGTCTCGAATCACATCGGGACCTCCCCCAACAATGGAGGTTGAGGTTCTTCAGGCAGGAAAGACCGAGGGCGGCTCGGCCTGGGTGTCAATTGGATGTTGGCCCAGCGGTGGGCAGCGTAATTTTGTGGTGCGGAGAGCTCAGATTTTGGGGGCAATCCCCAAAGACATGGGGATGGTCCACCCCAAAGGCAGAGTGGCCGCCAGTGCAAAAATCCATGGGGGAGTTGGGCATGGCTAGCGCAGAGATCGAGAAGATTATCGAACTGGTTGAAGTAGCGGCTAGATACGGCACTACTCAGAGTCTGTCTGCGGACCGAGATTGCGCTGCTAAATTGGTGAACTATAAGTGGCATGATGAGAGGCAATAAAGCTACTTTCATTTGTCTTGATTGTGGGCACCAGTGGTGGACTTACCTTAGTCCTGGGGAGGACTGCGAGGCGTTGCCCTGCGATCGGTGCGGGGGGAAAGTCGAGAGGGTTGAATAAGTGAGCACTTGGATTGAGCCATGGCGACAAGCTACAATGACCGTCTCAGAGCAGGCTGTTGCGTATCACCTTGGTAAGAATATGCTGTTGATGATTCGCTCGGTCGGCGGCATGACCATGGAAATTCGTCTAGGGGATCGTTGGACAAGCAGGGGGCTGGCCTATTATGTTACCCTCGTGGATGTTGTGGAGTACGGGCTTCGCTGGGGGAGTTTGGTCGTGTGTTTACTGCGGCTGTTGGTGCTGCGGTGTGAGGGCCTGACTGATGAGCCGGGGCATTTGGGGGAGTTTACCAGGGCCCGGAGTGCCAGGAAGCTTTGCTACTTGGAGTGTTGATAGATCGTATGCGAATCTTGACAAATAGCTCCGATTGTGGTATAATATAGGGGTAAAGTCAAATTAGAAACAACGGGCAACACTTGGTGGGGTCACTACTCCATCGGCGAAGAGGATAAGTCCCATTGCTAGCATGTCCTGGGGGAGGACATGCGTGAGGAATGAGGGGACTCTGCAAACAGTAGAGTCCCCTTTTATTATGGATATCATACAACAAGAAATCTTGGGCACACTAGTCAGGCAAGTCAGGCGGGACGAAGGTGGCTGCGGGCACTTGCTGTGCAACCACACGACACATATGTTGCTGTTTTCCATTTTGGTCGGCGACTATTGCAGACTGTGGATAGCCCGGCAAAATCCGCACAGTGTACACTCCCCCATTAGGAGCTGTTAGATTCAATGGTAGGGTGTCGGTTGCTGCACTGAAAAGGAAGTCCTCCAGCTCCGGCCCTGTGGTACCATCAGCGTCTGCCATACACAGGACATCAAACTCAAAGACGCTATCAATGTCCTGCACTACATACCCCTCAAGAATCAAGTCCGTTATGGTTAACTGTTCTGTATTTGGGGTGTCCTCCCCGTCAGCTACCACTGTGATATTCAGATACACCAGCTTACCCACCACAGGAACTACAAAATCTACTGAGGTCCAGGCATCTTCGGTGTCAACGTCTAGAGCCTCGCTCTCTGTTCCGGACTCTGGAGTACAGCTTATTGTTACAGTTGAGTTATCTGGTAGACTCGTCGCTCGGTACCACAGTCGCTGAAAGACCTTGTACTTATCAGGGTACTGATCATAGCCAGACGATTGTAGAGATGCCGCTGCCACAAAGTCTCCGGTACTTGCTGGGGTCCCCAGAAAAGGAACACGGTCGGTTGAGGCATCTGACAATATGCCTGTAAACGCCCGGCGCGGGTAGTATAGATAACCATCAAGCCAGCCGATTCCTTGGGCGGGGGAGCAGCTGACATGTTCAAACGTATACGGCCCTAACGCCAGGATTTTGAAGAATCTCGGTGAGAGGTGTGAGTCACTCAACTCTAACCAACAACCGTAAATATCTCCGCCCAGCTCCATGATCAGGTAGTTAGCAACGACGCACATATCGCCAGGTATTGCGGTGGGGGAGCAGAAGGCAGCATCTACCCAGTTTCGCGGGTGGATGTCAATGATGTCCCCGTCGGGGGTGAAGAGCCACACGCTGCGATTACGCTCATCCCCCATGACGAGGTACCCCGTCCAGTTGACCATTGCCTCGGTGTAGATGTCCCACTCCGCATTGACATCCTGAGCTTGGGTCCATACCTGTGTCACATCACCATCCCAATGATAGTGGTAAAGACCTTCTTTTTTGCGAATCAGTAACTGTTGATTTAACAGGGCAAATCCCTCGACATCACTACTGGCATTTCCAATGTCCACAGCTGTACTCCAAGTAAGTAAAGGATCAGCCCCATTTGTCGGGTCCTCACAGTTGTAGATCTTCCCAGCCGCGCTACCCCAGAGTAAGTGACGCTCTGTAAAGAATTTCACCATGGCTGTGGCCGATTGGGTATAGGAAGTCCCGTTAAGTGAGTAGTAATACCCGCCGCTGAGCTGCCCTACACAGAGCCAGGTCTTGTAAACAACAAGCGACGTGATAAACTCAGTAGTTGTTGTACATAAAACCCAAGCTCCCCCAGAATAGGCGTAGATGTTCTTCTCGTAAGCACACCACCAGTTACTTGCAAACCAGGCAAAATATCGTTTGGTGTGGGGGCTGGCCGTCTCCATGTTATTAGACGTATTGATATCCTCAGCCGCACTCATTAGTTGCAATTCGTGATACCGTCGGGGGTCAATGCCTACTGCTGTGTTGTATCTAGCCTCGTCTTCCAGCCGGTCATAACCTCCCCCACGATTCCATGTGTTGATCTTCCACTGGATCTTCTCCGTCGGACCAGTCACTGCTGGGCGGCGACTCCAGTGTTTCTGCGCGCCACTCTGTTGGAGATAGTAGCCGTAGATGCTGTTGTCGCTTACTTTTCTAAGGTAGATGTCGCGCGATTGGTCCATGATTTCCTCGCTCGTTCGTCATACTTGCCGGTCTGCTTAAAGGAGATTTCAGTATTGGCCCTAATATCAGAACAGGTATTAGTGATAGTTGTAGTTGATACCCCAACCTCTGAGATTGTGGCTGAGTATACCTGCACATCCCAGTCTAACACATCGCCTACCACTATGTTGGTACACTCAACCACCCAGTGTCCTTCTGCGGTGGGTGTGAAAGTTACTAGGTACTCCCCAGACACCCCGATCTCCGAGACTACCCCCACCACTGCCGACACCACCCCATCGCACCAAATAGTACAGGTGTAATTAGCGGCCTGTCCCGAGATCTTGGTCATCCAGTCGCACCGCATTCGCAGAGACCACTGGAGCTTGACAGCAGTGCCGACTTTTCCTAGCATACCCATAACTTCCCTATCAAATCTTCAAAAATTAGGGCCTTGCGGCCCGAGGACATGGATTATGACCTTTTCTTTTTTGTGCTCAGTTTCTTAAGGGTTTTGGTGAGCTGCGCCCGCTTCTTTGTCTTGGGGGAGGCTTTGCTTTTCTTCTTCAGCACCTTAGTTGCATACTCCTGAACGCCCCTCCCCCCGGCGGCCTCGGCCTGGGCTGTAAAGGACCTCGGCTCTTCAATTGCCTTCTGAATCCAGTTTAGTCTTGGCATGATCTCCTCTCTCTATGAGTTCGTAGCATCGCCACCAAATAAAGGAGTCGATAATATAGACCCCAACCTCAACACCTAGGGCCAGGAAAGCCGCTGGGTAGTTTCCTACCCCAAACTGGAAGCCGATGAAGGTCCCCCATGGGATGCTGACTGCTCCGAGCAGGATGGTCGCCCATTTTAACGAGTGATAGTTGTGAGGGAGGCTTGTCAGTTTCTTCCACATGCCCCTCCCCCATCTCTACCCAACCACCTGAGGATCTACGCATTCTAACCTCTCTAGGACGGTCTGTGCGCGCGCAAGTATCTTAGATCGTGAAGTGTCATCGACACAACCAACCAAGCGGATAACAATGGCGCCATTACACTCATCCAGAACAAATGCACCCTTGAACACTCCTGTATCACTATAGGCAATCACGGTGATTGCTGTGCCATACGGCGGAAGCACCCGACACGCATGGTTTGCCAATATCGTCTTTTGCGCTGGCCAAAATCCAGGTATATATCGCACTCTACAACACCCCCGTCCTTGAGATCATAACTATCTCATTACTTTACGAGATATCAGTATTCCTGCATTCCCAGAGCCACCTCCCCCACCAACGGGAGGTTCTGTGTTATTTGTTAGGGCAGTCTCGCCCGATACAGTAAAGGTAATGGCTGCTACTGTCATCGCCTGAGTTCCTGACACAAGAGCTGAAGTTGCAACGGTAGGGGAAATTGATGCGCCAGTTAGACCTCCGGCATCAAATGTGGCAGCTGAGTTAACACATGGATAAGAAGTTAGTCCTGCGGCAACATCAAGACTCAGACCAGTTTTGATTACGAACGCCGACCCAGTATCAGACTCACGCAACCTTCCACCCCAGTATACATTGGTTCCGTCACACGCGACAGAAAACCCATAATCAGCATTAGCTCCCCCAAATACTTTACCTACACTCTTTGATAGGTCAGCTGCACTTGCCTTAAACATCCAAATATCAGAACCACCTGCTCCCTCAGCAGTAGTAGATCCTATCACATACACATTTCCCCCACTTACCACGCACCTCTTGAAAGCTCCTACCGTACTAGAGTCCACGGCGGAACTAAGAGACAGATCAGCACACGCTACCTTAAGGAGAGTTCCTAGTAAATCTGTGGTATTAGTTCCACATGCGTATACAGAAGTGCCGTCTGTACAACATCCATTCATAAGGTATGTTTTAGCTGCTTTGTAGTATCGGTAGTTCGCAGACACACTAAGGTCAGCAATATCGAACTTTACTATCATAGCGTCCGCGCTGTTATACTGACCCACGGCATACACATAACCACCAGAAATACAACAATCTTGAAACTCGTCAGCATTGGCATCAGCCACGTCATTAATCCGTGATGTAGCAACTATGGATAAATCAGCTTTAGATATCTGTACTAGGATCGCCGCCTTAGAAACAGTTTCAGTAGAAGTCCATCCAGCCGCGTAGATATAATCATCATCTTGGCAAGCTCCGTTAAAATAGTGCCGACCAGACACAATACCAAAATCATGCTGGTCATTTTGTGCAAATACTGTAGTATAGTCTCCTATCAGACCACTAACTACACCAACTCCCGCAGAGGTAAAACCCGACAAGAATAGATTAGATCCGTCCAAAAGAGCGGTGTTCCACTGTACAGAACTAGTAGACGATACTCGTGTTTGTGTATTAACTGACAGGTCAGACTTAGCCAACTTTAACATTACTGCGCCATCTGCACCACCATTCAAGTATCCGCCTATATATAGATATGTAGCATCACTAGCATCTATTGCAAACAGATTATCAATCCCCGTAAGATTGTATGTTCTGTATGTTGACATTCATAACTCCTAGCCCAAACTGTACGTTACCACTAACCCGACCTGCACATCGTATAGAATCAAGCTAGCCACATCAACCCCAGCACTCGCCCACCTCAAATTGTATGTGCCATTAGCTGATACCTCAGCTTTGACATCGACAGATCCCATAACCACCTGCCCAGGACCATCACCGGTGGGGGAGGTTCCCCCTGCGGCGGTGGGTAGTGAGTCATCAGGCATCACATGAAAGGTAGTGTACGTGCCCGCCGCGCTTTTCTGTACCTGTAGGTTTTGGGCATTGGTAGTTTTGTTGGCCGCAGCATTGCTATTGTGTCGACTACCAATCATCAAGATACCAAATACTGACAGAACCGTAGCTCCTGTTGGAATACCACCATTGGCGGCCGTGGGAATCACTACATTAGGAAATGCTTGGTCAGCCGCAGCCCCAGTAGCCGGAAGGGTCACAATCGCTGACGTGCTCCAGTAAGTAGAGGAGCAAGTAGCACGAGCAAGCTTGGCT